AACATTAAGAATCGGTGTATTCATTAATTTAATAAATCTAGAATCATGACCCATATCTGAATCAAGATATTCAATTTTAGTCGTTGCTCCAATAGAAGTATTTAGATATTTTTCAACTGCTTTTTCAGCTTCAATAATTAATGCAGTTACATCAGCATCAGAAATTTCACTACTAAGAATACCACATGTTCTTCTAATGTCTGCATAAACTACACCTGAACTCATTTCTTAGTTTTTCTTCTTTTTGTAGTTTTAGGTATTGGAATTGGTTTATTTTCTACTTCTAATGTATCATCTAATATTGCTACACTAGGAGTTTCTTCAATCTGTTTAGTTTCTACTTTAATATCTCCAATACTTGATTCTGTTGTTTTTACGTCATTCTTGACTTCAATTAATCCATTCTTTTCTGCATCTACAAAGTTAATGACTTCTTTACTCTCTCCTGGCTTGAACTTAATCCATTCAGTCCATTTAGATGTATGGTCTCTTAACATTATAGTCTGGCTTGTCTCATTTTTAAATTTCATTTCTTTTTTTCCTCATGCTCCTAAGTGAATTATATATGCTTGGAATCCTCTTCTTGGTAGGCATAATATATCCGATATTACTATTGCTCCACTAGTTGTATCTAAAGTCTCTAGTTTAGTCTCATATTCCGCAATAGCTTCTGCCATTGTTCCTACTATGTTACTCACCCAATCTGTTACTGCGTATGCGGTCATTTGTTTACCTCTAAGGAACTGTATAAACCATAAAGGCTTGAAAGCCTCTTCTTGGTAATACTATTATCCCTGAACGAACTAAAGGATTATTTGTTGAATCTAATGTCTCTAGCTTAGTTTCGTATGCTGCTGTAGCTTCAGCGAGAGTTCCTACTACTTCGCTGACCCAATCTGTTACTTTATAGTCTCCCATTGTTTCTTCCTCATTAAATTAAAAAAGAGTAAGGGTGATTCCCCTACTAAACAGTTACTATTGCAATCCCCTTTATTGGATTATCTCCATTTGTAAACTCTATGTCTCCACCCGCAGTATATCCTACTGTTGCTTCAGGTGCTAGTGTACTGGCATCTACTGCGTTTACAAAATCTACTCCTGTGTAATCAGAAAAGTCTGCTTTAGCTGACCCATCTAATGTTACAGTAAAGTAGATTAACAGTTTACCCATGTGAGGGATTGTGTTTGTTGCTGTTATACTTGCTCCTGTCATTTTATTTCACCTAAATAGTAACTAAAGCCATGCCTTTACATATATTAGATGTGTTAGTAAAGGTTATGTCTCCGCCTGCTGTATAAGCTGTTGCTGCTTCGGCTGCTAATGTTGTTACATCTACTAAATTAATCCAATCAACGCCTGTATAGTCGCTGAAATCTGCTTTTGCACTTCCATCTAAGGTTACAGTAAAATATATCAATAGCTTTCCTAATTGAGGTACAACTTTGGTTACGGTTAAACTTGCTCCTGTCATTTTGTTCTTTTTTCCTCCAAATTAACCTGAAATCTCAGTTACACAGCTGTTGAATGCGGTATTCTTCATAATAAGAGCTTCATATATTTTCAACATGAATTTCTCTGAATCATTAGTATGAGCTAATTTTTCAAAGGTCATGTCCTGTAATACTCTCATCTCAATATAGTTCATATCAAGGAAGTATAACGCCTTGCTACCACTTACGTTACTAATATTCATACTAGGTATAATTGGAACTGGTCCAACCATGGTATCTAATACTAAATTACTTGTAACTCCGAATGGTAATGTTCCAGTCATATCAGAAGGTCTATAATGGAATGTATCTATTACGATTTTTCTTAAATCAGTAAGTACTCCACTTGAACATCCTGCTATATTTGGTCTTCCACCATCATCAAATGCTGCTTGTATTGCGTCTTCTGTATCATCATAGTCTATTGCTGATGTATTCTTATCGGTATCATTTGTATCTGCTTGTAATTTTATGATACCACTAAATTCAGTTGCAGTAGTTACATCTCCGTTCCAAATCTTCTCTTCTTCTAATTCTCTTAAAGCTCTCGCTTTAATTTGCATAGCAAGTTGAGTTGCATTTGGTGCTGATGCATCTCCGAATCCCGAACCTACAAGTCCGCTTCCTGTTGGTTGGAAACCGCCTAACATGTAAGGTGGATAAGATGCTCTAGCTTGTCCAGTAACTCTTCCGACTGCGTATAGATATTTGATTGCAGTTGATGCTCTGGATAAAGTATCATCTTGTTCAGCTAATGCCGCATCTTCTGCTGCCATTACTGCCGAACCTTTTGCTGTTATACTATTATAGTCTGCTGTAAGTCCTAAATTAGTAACTCTTGGGATTGCTTCTACCCATGGAGTGTACTTTCTAGTAGTATCAACGATTCTAGGGTCAACATATACTGGAACCATTGCGATTCCTGCTGTACCAGCTCCACCACCTGTGGCACTAGTTGCTCCATATGCTTTAAGACCTAAATCTAGTCTCTCTTTCATCTCTTCCCTATTATCTATGTTGGTCCATGGATTTAAATATACAGTTTGGTCTGGTAATGCACCAAAACTATGCTGGTATGCTCCACCTCTAGGTAGGTTAGATTTTATATCTGCTGTAAATGCTCCTTCTTTTTCCATATTTTTGCTCCTAATCAATATAATCAATAGGTCCTACTACTGATTTCTTTTTAACATTCTTTTGTATTGTGCTGTCCATATTCTCTGTAATTGCTTTATATTGTGGTTTATCTAAAATAGCTTTCAATTCTGAAACTTCTGTTTTCAGAGTTTCAATTTCTTCTGCTTTCTTAGATACTTTATCCTTGTCTTCATCTTCATCATCATCTTTTTTAGGTTTAGGTTTTTTAGCTTTAAGTAATTCAGCTACTTGTGTTTTCAAAACCTCTAATTCAGATTTAACTGAAATTAGTTCTGCATCTATAACCTTATCTTTACCTTCATCAGATTCACCATCCTTTGTTGCTGGTTCGGTTGGTACATCCTTTGGAGGTTCAACAGGGTCTTCTTTTACTTTTACATTTGCCATAGTTATTTCTCCTTGTTTAATATCATCTAATGATTTCATAAATACGCTTCTCATAGTTGCAGTTGTATTACATGGATTTCCAGTAAATGCTACATTTAGTAATCTTACTTTATCTATTAAATTTGCAATTACTCCATCTACTTCTTTAGTTACTGTTTTAATTGGAATAAAAGCTATACTGAAGGCATCTAAAAATCCTTCAACCATACTCTTCCATGCTTCTTTGAATCTACTATGATTAGAATTTACTTTTACTTTAACGAATAATCCTGTATCGTCTAAATGTCCTTCTACAATCTTTCCTATTGGAATCTTAGTTTTTGCTACTTCTTTTTCTAAATGCGTATCGCCTAAGAATGATTCATGTTCTAAATCAATTTTTATTGCTCTATTTTGTAATTGGTCTAGCATATCTTTCATACATTCTGGAGTAACTATATCATTGACTAAATCTATTTGGTAAGTAGAAATATATCCTTTAACAAAATATTCTTTTCCTTTCTTTGTTTCTACTATCTCATAATCAACAGAATCAGATACAAAAGAATAGGTTTTTGCTTTCATTATTCGCTCTATTCTTCGCTATAATAATAATACTAACGAAACTAGAATATAAGTGTTTCTATTCTTTAGGCAAATTGTCTAGTTTCTGATTAATCTCTTTTAATTGCTTTAACATTTCTAAAAATAACTTCTTCCATGCATCATTAAGGTCTATTTTTTGTTCCATTATATCTCTGGTATGAATACTAACTTACATCTACAATTAACATGAGCTAATGGAATTGGTGTAGAGAGTGTTTTATATTCAAAGTTTTCATTTATATCTACTTGAGTACCATCTAGAGCCTTACATATAGGACAAGTCTTATTATCTAATACCGCGACCCATTCTTTCTTACCTTTAACTCCTGATGTTTTGATAGCATGTAACATTCCAGTATTCTCTGCTCTATTTGTTTCTGTAACTGCAATCATCTTAGCTCTATTGCCTTGAACATTAAATACATTCTTTACTCTCTCAGCCATCTTTGAATATGGTTCTCCAGACATGATTCCTCTTTGAAGTTCCTGTCTTAAATCATTCTTAATCTCGTTAGAAATATCTTTGACATTATCGAAAGTATAATCTTCTAGAAATGATACTGCGTTTTTATTGTAAGGAACATTCATATTTACGGATTTTTCTCCAGATTCATGTCCTTTTAAGTAATTTACTCGAACTTCTGCTCTAATAGGTTCACTAAGTATATCTAATGATAGTAAACTTATAATCCTCTTTAGTATAGAAGTATCTAATGCTTTAATTTGTGCTATCTTAGTTTTTCCAGGTAATGTTTGTTTTAATAATTGAAGAATAAGTGATTCTGATTCTTTAAGTTTTGAAGTAATTAAGGATTCAATATCGTTAGCTTTTTTTTTAGGGAACTTCTCTTCTTCTTCCTTAGATGGTTTATGTTCTTGGTCTCCTTGTTCATCATTAGGTTTAAAGTTCTCTCCATCATTAGATTGATTATCAAATGGATTAAATCCTCCTGTTCCTGTATGGTCGTCTCCATCTTCTACAGGTGGCATATTCATTTCTTCTCTAACTTCATTAATAGATTTAACTCCTTTATCTAAGTAAATCTTATCTAAGTCAGCTTGTTCTTTAGCCATACCTACATCATCAGTCATAAATTTAAATTCAACGTCTTCATGGAATTCCGACCAAATTAATTCATTGTTTATGTGATGCTCTATTAATTGTAATATTGGTCTTATAGCTTTTCTTCTGAATACTCTAGATTGTACTAATTCTGTTGCCTTATTAGATGATTCAGTATAACCTAATTCAGAAGGAGTTACTCCGAAATTAGACCAGACTAATTTAGTAAACCATTGTTGCTGGGTTATTAGTTCTAGTTCTTGTGGTGACATCTGGATTCTTTCAAATGCACCATCTGAATTAATGACTGGTATGTTCCACCATCTTTTTCTCCAATCTCCTACCTCATTCTTTACTTTAGTAGCTGAGTTCCATTCTTCCTTGAATGCTTTAGCTTGTTCAGAAGTAGCTCCTTTTAACTTAAAGTAGCCTTTAGGTATGTTATTATCAGTAAAGTAGTCTAGGTTCATGTCTTGTCCATAGACTAATAATTGGATAGTGTCCATTA